GGAACTTCACGATTTGGTGATTCTCCACATGGTAAAAGAGATGACGAAGAATCCATAAAACAATTTATTAAAGTAATAATTAAAGAAGAGGAAGAACTTATGAAAATCTTAAGAGAAGAATTTGTAGAAGAAATGAAAATTCGCAAAGCAATACGCGAAGGTTTAAAATTCAAGATGAAAGAAAGACAACAAAAAGTTCTTCAAGAAGAAAAGCAATTACGATTAGTAATTCGAAAATTATTACAAGAAAAAGATGAAGAGCCACCACATCCAATTACCGGTATCAATGTATTAAGAGATTTATTAAAAAAGATTGTTCCCACAATAGGAAATAGTTATAAACAATTAACAACCAGCGAAGAACAAAGAAAGTCATTTAGAGCACATCTTGTTAAGAAAACAAGAGATCTACTAAGAACAGCAGAAACTCCAGAAGAAAAAATTTCTGTTGATGTTGAACTGAAAGAACAAGAAGAAGAACCAGAATTAAGTCAGGCTCGTCAAACAGCAAAAGAAGATCCACGATTTATTGATCCATTTGCTAAAGCCAAAAAACCAAAATTAGATAAAGAACCAGAATTAAGTCCAGAGCCAGAACCCGAAGATGATGGCTTGGATACAACCGGTCGCGATATGTCTGAAAGAACATTTAATAAAATTAAAAAACAAATAAAAGATGCTTATGATATTTTATCTGATGAAAGAGACAAAGACGCCTTCTCAGAATACCTAATAACAAATGAATTACTACACATGGATATTTTCGAAGACGATATGTCGACAACAGTAGAAGAGCCAACAACTCCTTCTTATGAAAAAGAAAAAAATAAACCAACCTCTTCGGAAACACCACCAGAAACAGAAACTCCACCACAACAAACACCAAGTCCAGTTATGGAAAGAAAGAAAACAAGATAGCTTTACACAAAAATTTTTCTCTGTTAGCATGTTTGTATGCGAGACTATATAAAAACCGCTAATGAATTAGGAAAACTTGTAAAAGAAAAGCAAGATGCTTATGGTAATAGTTTTTCGAAAAGTGAAGAAATAATAAAAATTTTATTTCCCGAAGGTGTTAAGACAGAAAATTATCGTGATCTATTAACAATCACAAGAATTATTGATAAACTCTTTCGTATAGCTACCAGAAAAGATGCGTTTGGAGAAAGTCCATATCGCGATATTGCGGGTTATGCCCTGTTAGGATTAGTAAGTGATTTGGAAGAAAAAGAATAGAATACAAGGTAAATATGAAAATTATTCTCTCTCTAAAAAATTAAAGAGAGAAGGAAAAGTTTCAGATCAATTTGAAATTATGTTAAACACACTTACTTTAGAAGAATTAATAGGATTAAAATTAGAATTAGCAATAAAATCTGCTGGTAGTCCAATATTTGGATTACCACTACTTAAAACCATGAAGGACGTTGCTAAGTGTGCCGTCTTGATGTATGCTGCCTCTGCCACCAGATCAGATCGGGAAGCCGCTGCTCTGTTGGGGATTACTAGAATGGAATTTAAAAATTCTGTTAGAGAATATAATATAATTACTTATTTTGAAGGAGAAAGAAATGGAAACTCAAAAGACTCAAATCCTTGAAGAAACAACCGCTGTATCAACTCCCGTTGAAAATACCGAAGTTGTTGCTCCACCGGTTCCGGAAACCCCACCAGCTGTTGCTGTCGCAGTAGAAGGTGTGGAAGTAGAAGTTAAAGATGCCGACGGTGGTGGACTGGACCTAAATCCAGCAACTGGAGCTGTTGTTGTATTGGTTGTTGGTTTGCTTGCTGTTGCTGTATCTCGTTTACGTAAAAAGTGATTTATCGGGCACATTAATTGTGCCTCATGGCACCATCGTCTAGCGGTTAGGACAGGAGCCTTTCAAGCTCCATACCAGAGTTCGATTCTCTGTGGTGTCACCACTGTCTTGTGTTTACTGGAGGAATAGGTAGACTCACTATAAAGTAGTTTATAGCGCCAAAATGGCATCTCGGTTCGAATCCGAGTTAAACACCGGACTTAATTTAAGAGAGAATAATATGTCACAAATTGTTCAATATGATGAAAGTTTGCCAATTAATTTTAATCTTGTAAAAGAAGGCTTTGTTGATGCTCTTGTTTCAGAAAAATTTTTAACAGCAGAACAAGGCGATATGATCAAAAAAAATTATTCTGTAACACTTGTCAGAAAAAATTGGCTTGGTAGAATGGTAGATAGTTTACTTTGGGGTAAAGATAGTAAAGATGAATTTAAATTAGTAATGGTAAAAGTAGTATTTCCTCCTCGTTGATTTAAGGACAGATGGCCGAGTGGCCGAAGGCACCGGATTACTAACCCGGCATACCGCGAGGTATCGTGAGTTCGAATCTCACTCTGTCCGCCACTTTGGGCTGGTAGTTAAATGGGATAACGGTAGCTTTGCAAGCTTCAATTGCGAGTTCGATTCTCGCCCGGTCCACCAAATTTGTTATGTAGAAACTAATTACTATTATGAAAAACTCAATCCTGAAGTTCTTGGAGTTAGTACAAGAAGATTGCTTACGGCACGGGGTTGAAATAATTTTTCACCCCAAACATGAAATTAAATTGTCTAAAAATATTAGTGTTTCTGGTTATTGGGATGAAGACGATAAAAAATTAAATGTAGCAATTTATTGTGATGAATGGTTGACCGTACTTGCCCATGAATACGGTCATTTTTGTCAGTGGAAAGAAAATAAATTTCTCGACAAAGCAACAGCAAATGCTTATATTTTATTTGATGAATGGATTGATGGAGAAAAAAATCTAACCAAAGGTGGTTTAGATAAATGCTGTGAGTTGATCCAAAAATGTGAACTTGATTGTGAAAAGCGTGCTTTAAGTTTCATAAAAAAATTCAAACTTTATAAAGATGAAAAACTTTATATTCAAAAGGCAAACAGTTATGTTCTTGGATATTCTGCAGCAAAAACAACAAGAAAATGGTTTAAAACGCCACCATCAAGAACAAGTTTGGTATTTAAAAATATGTCTAAAACATTTACAAAGACTTTAAAACCAACCAAAAAACAGTTAAAATTACTTTTAGAAAATTGCTTCTGAAACGAGATAAAAATGTACAGTTTATTTGTGTTTATGGATAGATTTACAAAACCTATTCTTCCTCCTCTTCTTATTGAAAAGGATTGTGGAAAATATACTATTGATAACGGCTTTAGTGGTCGTGTATATCTTGTTAGTGGAGATTTTGATGATGTATTTAAATTTATCAGCTCCCATCAGCAAATCTGGCTTGGCTTCCACGATAATTGTACGGAAGAAGAATTGTTTTTGGAGAAATGGGTTCAGCCCGTATGAATGATTATTTTGAGTGTACTTGTTCCAGTAAAGAACATACTTTCTGCGTAACATCCGAACAATCAGAGGACAATTGGCCACCAGAATTATTTTTTTCTTTTCAATTGATTCAGCCAAAAAACATTTTTGGTAAATTGGTTACAGCAGCAAAATATTTATTTGGATATAAATGCCGCTACGGTCATTGGGATGTTGTAAATTTAAGCGAAGATGATACAAATAGATTAATGGTATTATTACATCAGCACAGAGTTAGAATTGAAAAATTTAATTTAGAAAGAGAGAAAAAAAAATGAACGAACAGCAAGCTGAAAAAGTAAAACATAAAGATGGACCACCATGGGATAACAAGCGCACATTCTCAACGTTTGGAGAAGCAGACGCTTTTAGAAAAACTGTTTCTGGTGATGAAACAAAACAAGTAAAAGTAAAGCGTTATGTGAACGCAGCAGGTGTTGAAACTTTTGTTGTAAAAACAAGAAACAACCCAGCGTTAGCGCAACAAGAAGAAGCTCCAAAAAAGAATAAAAAAAATAAATGATCGTGGCGCCGCGCTTGACGCGGCCCCCGATCTCTGTTAGAGTAGCAGCATGGGATTTGCGCTCGTAACTCAACGGTCAGAGTTCTCGTCTTATAAGCGAGCAGTTGTTGGTTCGATTCCAACCGGGCGCACCACGAGGTTTGGTGTTCTTCCTGTAAGCAATCAAAACACCGCTTATTTTCTTTTGACGAACTAACACACTATTTATTATCGTAGGAGATAAAATATGAGTATTAGTTCGGACAGAATAAAAGAGTGGAGAAAAAAAACAAAAAATCGTTTATTGGAAGCCTTCGGAAATAAATGTGTTGTTTGTGGTTACAATAAGTGTTCTGCTGCATTAGAGTTTCACCATGTAGACCCAAAAACAAAATCGTTTGGTTTAGGTTCTGCAAGGGCGTCAATAAAAAACTGGAATTCTCTAATAGAAGAAGCAAAAAAATGTGTTGTTTTATGTGCAATATGTCATAGAGAATTTCACGAGGGATTAATAGAACTTCCAAAGACTACTCCAATTTGTAATGTAGAAATAGAAAAATATAAAAAAATAGAAAAAGAAAATTTATATGACTTTTGTAAAATTTGTGGTACCAAAAAAAGAAAATCATTTACAACTTGTTCTGCAAAATGTTCTGGAAAGAAAAGATCTAAAATAAACTGGGATAAAATTGACTTAAAAAGTTTATATGAACAGTATAGTCTTGTTGAAATAGGAAAAATGCTAGGCGTGTCTGATAATGCGGTTAGAAAGCAATTATTAAAAAGAAACATGTTGTGTCGTGGGTGAGCGGTAAGCCAGCAGACTGTTAATCTGCCTTTTCGCAGGTTCGAATCCTGCCGACACAGCCAAATAGAGAAAAATATGACAGAACAAAAAATTGAAGTTACCCAAGATACGTGGGCTGGTGCAACAAAAGAATTTTTTAAACAACTAGGTGCTGTATCCACCTTGTTTCTTTTGTTAATGTTTTTCGGACAAGCTTGTAGTGTGATTGATATTTATCGTTTGCTTGGAAAATAAAAGGAAATGCCCTGTTAGCTCAGTTGGATCAGAGCGTACCGTTTCTACCGGTCAGGTCGGGGGTTCGAATCCCTCACAGGGTGCCAATATTAAATAGGTAGTTAATAAAATTATGAACCCAAACAAAAAAGAAGGAAAAGTCTTGAAAGCTGCATTAAAAGCACATCGCTTGTTATCAAAAGCCACAAGAGCAGCAATCAAAGATCCCGCAAAACTTTGTGATTGTTGTATGAATGAGTGGGTTTGGAATACTCTTACAGAAGAAAAGCTTTGTGATGAATGTTATAGGGAAAAATATGTCGCGACCAAAGTGGGATGAAATCTGGATGGCGCTTACAACGCATATTGCGGAACGGTCCCGAGATCCAAGATTAAAAGTTGGCTCTGTAATCGTTACAGAGGATAATACAACTGTTCTTGCTATAGGATATAATGGAGATCAAAGCGGTGGAACTAATAAACCTGATAGTTTGGAGCCGGGTAAAAGTGGGTTCATCCACGCAGAAGCAAATGCCCTAATCAAGATGAATTTTGGAGAACATAGAAATAAAAAAATGTATCTTACTCATTCACCTTGCCCGGTTTGTGCTCGCATGATTGTTAATGCTGGAATTAAGCAAGTTATTTATTGTGAAGAATACCGAGATTCAAAAGGTTTAGATATCTTAAAAAATTCCGGTGTTCATGTTAGTAAATATGAAATGTGCATGGTAGATTAAGCCATTTGAATAAAAGGAGAATAACATGTCAGATAAGCGCTCAATTGAACTAAATATGGATCTTGAACTTCGTGCTCGTCAAGATAATGACGTTTTGAAACTTACAAAAGTTGTTGAAGCAAATTTCGTTCCACAGCATGGAATGGTTGTAATGGTTGATGAAATTCCTTTCCGAGTAAAGACAGTTGCTCTTGCAAACCTTACCGGATTGAAGCATGTAGCTTATCCAGTAACTACTAAGGGAATTAAATTTATCTCCCGCAACGATTCAGAGAAGGGTAAGGAATGGTTTGTTTCTCGTTCAGAGCATTTTAAAAAGCTTGGATGGAAGACCGCCTGATGTTTAGTTAAATGATTGCCCGGTTTTTACCGGGCAATCTTGTTAATATTCCAAGGATTGTTTATGGAAATGAAAATTAAAACACTACATGACGGTTCAGAAGTTTCACTTGAAGAAGTATTGGCTGCTCGTCCAAATATTAAATATAGAGTTGGATGTGATAGTTTAAACATCAAAGATAAAACAGTTTTTATTACAACTCTTGTTGGTATCCATCCAGATAAGAGTGGTGCTTTTATCCTTTATTCGAAAGAAAAAATAGCAAGAATCGATGAACCACAAGTTCGTCTATGGCTTGAAGTAGAAAAGGCTATTGAGTTTTCTACAACGCTACGCGATGATTATAGTGTTGATATTGAGTGTATAGATTTTGATTTGAATCCAGATATAACATACGAATCAAGCCGTCTTGTAGCAAGTGCTATTGGTTATGCTGAATCCATGGGGTTTAAGGCATATTGTAAGCCAGATTCTATTTATGCTATTTATGCTGCTGATTTTATTGTTCACAAGGGAAATGACGGCACAAAAAGAAAAGGTTTAAACACATGAAAAAAGTTATTGATTTTATAAAGCAACCATATAACGCAACACTTCTTGCTGTTGTTGGTTTGACTGGTGGTTTTACTTTAGGAATAGTGGGAAAAGTATTACTAGATACTCAAATTAATTTTAATCACAAAAAAACAATTTGTCAGCAGGCTTATGAAGTGATGTGTGTTCAAGTTCATGCTTGCACTGGAGGAGCAGTAGAAAATTGTGATACTATTGTAAAAGAAAACAATATGTGCGATGTAAATCTTCCAGATATTGAAGTTATATATCGGTGCAAAGATGAATTACGACATATTGAATGTGAAGATAATATGCCAGCAAGTTGCACATTATTTATGGAGTAAAAATGCGTAGTGAAACAAGACGGCAGCGTTACAAGAACAAACAAGAAGTAAGTAAAAAATTTCCTGTTGAAATTGCTTGTATAAATTTTAAACACGAACCAAATGTTGGATATGTGATAAGGGCCGCTGCTTGTTTTGGAGCCAGCAGAGTCAATCTTATTGGTTCTGGACCGGAATCAAAAGAACTCCGTGAACTCTCTGGGACAACAAGTGATTTTATTGAAGTTCAAAACTTCAGCAATCCACATGATTTTTTAGAATATACACGTAAAAATAATATTCATATTGTATCTGCAGAATTAATAGATAACTCAAGGAGTATTTATGATTATAAATATCCGAGAAATTGTAAAGTCTGTATTGTTGTTGGGAATGAACAAACCGGAGTCCCAACAGACATTCTTCAACACAGTGACATTGTGGAGATTCCAATGCCAGGAATCGGATGGTGCTTGAATACTGCTCAAGCCGCCAATATTATGTTATATGAATATACAAAACAAATTAATATTTATTAGTCTTTTAATTTCTTGTTCATCTGATTCAGAAACTCCTGTAAAACAAGAAACAAAATTAAATATATGTTTAGATTTAAAAGAAATTTTTTGTTAAAAATTATTTGAATGTGATGATGTTTCAAGTACATATTGTAATTCTATAGCTAGTCTAGATAGAACATGCGAAGATTCAAAAGCTTCTATTGAAAAATTAAATATTTGTAGAGATATGTTATATGATGCACGCTGTTCGGAAGGAGTTCCACAATATTGTAAAAATTTGCAGAGTTAGTAGTTTGACAGCCCTAGAGATCGGTGCTATACTGATCTTGTTGCTGCCCCTGTGTCGTAATGGTAGCCGAGGTCGACTTAAAATCGACTGCCTTCGGGCGTATGGGTTCAAGTCCCATCGGGGGTACCAAAACGGAAGAGACAACTATTTATTAATACGAGGTGTCTTCCATATGTCTGAAAAAGAAAAATTAGAAGAAGCAGTTAAAAATTCGTTTTCATTTGCACAAGTTTTGAAAAAGATTGGTCTTGCTCCAAAAGGTGGAAATTATAGAATATTGCAGAGAAAAATAAAAGAATTTGGTTTAGATATATCGCATTTTACCGGCAAAGCCCATTTAAAAGGAAAAACTCACAATTGGAGTAAGCAATTTCCATTAGAAAATATATTAGTAGAAAATTCAAATTATCAAAGTTATAAATTAAAAAATCGCTTAATTAAGCAAGATTTAATTGTGAATAAATGTTCTGAATGTGGTTTACAAGATACTTGGAATGGAAAAAAAATTAATCTACATCTTGATCATATTAATGGAAATAATACTGATAATCGATTAGAAAATCTAAGAATGCTTTGTCCAAATTGTCATAGTCAAACTGATACGTATACTGGAAAGAATAAATAATTTTAATGGGGAATCGTCTAACGGCAGGACTGTGGATTTTGATTCCACCTATCGGGGTTCGAATCCCTGTTCCCCAACCAACCACCCGAAAGGGTGGTTTTATTTTTATAAACTCATTAATTTTTCCATGAAGTCCATCATTTTTCTTTCTATGCTTCCCATGCTCTTTGTATAATCAACTGTAAATTGATCTGTGAAAGCATAGTCATACATAACTTTTATTCTTGGATATTCAACTGACAACATTATATGTTGAAATCCATTCATACCTCTAGAAACAATTCCAACTAGTTCCCAATTATCATTAAATATCGGAGAACCAGAACTGCCACCCATTCCAGCGATACTATAAATATCTGATGGATAATGTTCTATTGGAAGTTTTAGTTTTCCTTGAAAATATCCATCAAACATCAGTTCCATATCTGGTGCATGTATGCCCATTGGAGCTGCAATATTGTATGCGTGATCTCCGATTTGTGGAGCTGTATCAGAGAGTTTGATTGGGCGACCTTCAATAAAGCCATCAGTAACCAATAAGCATAAATCATCTTTTACTGCTCTGACAAAAGTATTCACATTAAAAGTATTTTCTTTTATATCTAAAACTCTCATTGCGATTGTGTTATCGTGACAAATATGACCAGCAGTAAGAATAATTGTGTTAGAATTTTTAATGTGATTGATAATTACTCCAGAACCAGTACTGGCGTATTCATCAGTGAGAATTTCAACTTTTACAAATGAACTACGTGGAGCTTCTTTGAAACTAACTGAATTAAAAAGAGTAGCACATCCACAACTAGCACTGTATACTACTAGTAACATTATGCCAATTAACTGTCGAAGTAACTGCGGCATATATGTAACTATATTGCCGTAAGATGAAAATCTATTTATTATAAACAAAAGTTGGTAAAATATGAAAAAAATATTTGTCCTTGATACGAGTGTATGTTTGGCGAATGCAAATGCAGTTTATAGTTTTGGAAAAGACGATGTATACATTCCACTAAAAGTTCTTGAAGAGGTTGATAAGCATAAAAATCGTCAAGATGGTGTAGGACAAAATGCTCGTAGTTTTATTAAAATTCTTGATGAACTACGAGAAAAAGGTTCACTACAAGAAGGAGTAAGGCTACAAAAAGGCAAAGGTATGTTGCGTTCTGCTGCTCTTGTATGTGCAAATTTTCCACAAGATCTAGATCTTTCAGTTCCAGATCATGTGATCATTGCGACAGCATTTGGTATCTCCAAAACACATGAAGATAAAAAAATAGTTGTTGTTTCGCGTGATATTAATATGCGTGTTATTTGCGATTCAATCGGCCTTGGTTCGGAAGGATATGACGCAAATCAAGTTATTTCCAGCAGTTCAGAGCTTTATTCAGGTTTTGCTGAAATAGTTGTTGATGATGAATTTATTGAACGCCTTTACAAAGGTGAATTAATGTATCTTGATGATAAACAAGCAGCTGGTCTATATCCTCATCAATTTTTAACTCTTATTTCAAATAAAAATGCAAATAAAACAGCTCTTGCAAGATTCGTTAACAAAGAATCTTCATTACGTAAAATAGCCGATTTTAAAGGTCGTAATCAAGTATTTGGTGTTGAATCAAGAAACAGAGAACAAAGTTTTGCTATGGATCTGCTATTAGATCCAACTGTTCCAGTTGTTACACTTGTTGGTAAAGCGGGTTCCGGTAAAACACTTACTGCTATTGCTGCTGGCATGGAACAAATGCTTAAAAAAGGTTTATATACTCGCCTCATAGTATCGCGTCCAGTTCAACCCATGGGTCGAGATATTGGTTTCTTGCCGGGTACAATGGAAGAAAAGATGCTTCCTTGGTTAAGCCCAATTCAAGACAATCTTCAATTTCTATTAGGCAATGACAAAGAATTGCTTCAAGAATATATGGCTCGTGGTCAAATTGAAATTGAAGCCTTAACCTATATCCGTGGTCGCAGTATCGCCAAGGCTTTCATGGTTATAGACGAAGCACAAAACCTTTCAGCACACGAACTCAAAACGATCGTGACTCGCGTAGGCGAAGACACGAAAATCGTTTTAACGGGCGATATAGAGCAAATAGATAATGTTTACGTTAACGATACGAGTAATGGTCTTGCTTATGCTGTAGAGAAATTTAAAGATACGCATTTAGCTGGTCACGTAAGTTTACTTAAAGGTGAGCGTTCAGCGGTTGCAACCCTTGCAGCCAAAATACTTTGAGGAGATAAATATGGACAATAGAGAATTAGAAGAAACAGTTGTTGCGGCAGATAATCCACTAAAAGAATTATTTGTTAGATATATTGGTGAAAAACTAAAACCAGAAAACGGCGAAATAACCGTTGAAATGTGTGTTCAAGTGTTAGCAGAAGAATTTCCAGATTTCTTATTGCTTGTAGCACAAGAGAATTTTTTAAGAGGCTACCAGCAATGCGTTAATGATATGGAGAAATCTGGGAATGAACAAAAGCCTCAATAAGTTTTTTAAATCTGCTAACCAAATTAGATTAATAGAACAAACAATTTTTGGAACCGTTAATGTTATTCAGCAACAACAAATGCCGGATAACATTAACTTAAACAACATACTAAAAAAATTAGAAATCATTATCCCAGAACACTTTATACAAAATCTTGATGGCATTTATATTGGAACATATGACTTTCTTTTAAAGAGAGATCTTAATGCTCTTTATAAAGATGGAGCTATTTATGTTCTTCCAGAACAAGATGATGAACAAGATGTTTACGAAGATATTGTTCATGAAATAGCGCATTGCGTTGAAGAAACTTATGGCATGGATATATATGAAGATGGGAAGATAGAGGAAGAATTTTTACGTAAGAGACGTGCTCTATTTGACATTCTCAAGGCTTACGGCTACAATGAGGTGTCAGATGCGGCATACGGAAATACAGAGTTTAGCAAGAAGTTTGATGAGTTTCTTTATTTAATAGTAGGTTATCCTACCTTAACTCAACTTACTCCAAACTTATTTGTATCTCCATATGGAGCAACCTCATTAAGAGAATATTTTGCCAATTGCTTTGAGGAATATTTTGCACGACGTCAATATGACCATGTCAAGAAAATATCTCCTGCTGTTTTTGAAAAGATAGAACTTTTATTGGGCGATTAACAGAGGTGTATTTTGCTTGAACAACCAACTAAAAAACCAGATTATGTTAGCTATTCTTCAATCAAAGATTGGAAATTTTGTCCTCACTATTATAAACTTACTCGTATTGATAGAATACCCGCAGGTCGTGAGTCCATTCACACCGCTTTTGGAAAAGCCCTCCACTCCACCAATGAAAAAATCTTTGAACAGGAGAAGGCTGGATCTTTTGATTATGCAAAAGACTTTTCCTCTAACTTCACAAAAGAAATTTCTACCCTACCAAAAGATATCCGTGAAGCAATATCAGAAAAAGATTTAACAGACTTTGATCAGCAAGGTCGAGAACTTGCCGATCTTACATTTCCAGCTGCACAAGCTTATTTTGGGGAATTCGAATGTTTTTCAGCAGAAGAAGATCTGCTTGAAGAGATCGAGGAATATAAGATTGATGATTATAAATACAAGGGATATATTGATCTTGTATTAAAAACCAAAGACGGCAAATATCACATTATTGATTGGAAGACTTGTAGTTGGGGCTGGGAACCACAAAAGAAAAATGATGCCATGGTCACTTATCAGCTGACCTATTATAAACATTTCTTCGCCAAGAAACATAATATTCCAGCAGATAAAATTGAAACTCATTTTGGTCTACTAAAGCGAACAGCCAAGAAAGACAAGGTTGAACTGTTTCGTGTAAGTAGTGGTGATAAAAAAGTAAATAATGCTCTTAAACTTTTACAAGAATGCGTGCATAATGTTGACCACGAAAGGTTTATAAAGAATAAACTATCGTGTTCTATGTGTTCTTTTCACAGAACACAGCACTGTCCATGAGGAAGTTTAATGAATAAAAAAATGAAGATACTAACCATAAGTGATCATCCATTATCACCGAGCGGTGTCGGCACACAAACCAGATATATGATAGAAGCCATGTTAAAAACTGGCAAATATTCGTTTGTGTGTCTTGGTGGCGCGATGAAGCACAATGATTATCGTATACAAAAAACCCAAGAATGGGGAGATGATTTTATCATTATTCCAGTTGATGGATATGGAACGCAAGACTTAATACGCCAATTATTAAAACAAATAAAACCAGATATTCTTTGGTTTATGACTGATCCGAGATTTTATACTTGGCTTTGGGAAATAGAAGACGAAGTTCGTTGTAATGTTCCTATGGTTTATTATCATGTTTGGGACAACAAACCACCCCCAAAGTTTAATAAACCATTTTATCTATCAAATGACGTAATCGCAACAATATCAAAGGTAACCGATGATATTGTAAGAAATGTTTCACCAGAAGTAGAAACACATTATATTCCACACGCTGTTGATATGAATGTGTTTAAAAAATTGCCCGACGAACAAGTTGATAAATTTAGAAAAATAGTATTTCCAAAAGATCAAGGCAAGAAGTTTACAGTATTTTGGAATAGCAGAAATGCTCGTAGAAAAAACCCTGGTAGCGTTGTATGGTGGTTCAATGATTTCCTTAATGTTGTAGGAAAAGATAAAGCAAGACTGTTGATGCACACGGATCCAAAAGATCCACATGGTCCAGATCTTGAAGCCATAATAAGAGAACTAAATCTAACAAACGGAGAAGTGATGTTCTCTGCTGGAAGAATTGGTTCACAAGATTTAGCCGGTATGTATAATGTAACAGACGTAACAGTCAGTCTTTCCGATGCTGAAGGTTTTGGACTTTCAACACTAGAAAGTCTTGCTTGTGAAACACCGATAATTGTTCCACGAACTGGTGGCTTACAAGAACAAGTTAAAAATGATTCCGGTGAGCATTTTGGAGTTGAACTTCCAGTTGCTTCGCAAATGATTGTTGGTTCACAAGAAGTTCCATTTATTTATGAAGACCGTGTTAATAAAGAAGACTTTATAAATGCTTTATTAAAAATGTTTAATATGAGCGAAGCAGAAAGAACAGCACTTGGAGTTGCAGGCAGAAATCATTTACAAACAAACTACAATATGTCTACACTTATGAATAAGTGGGATGAATTGTTCACAAAAGTTTACAATGAACGTGGTTCGTGGGAAAATAGAAAAGGATATAATCGTTGGACCCTCAAGGAGATCGCATGAGAAAGAAAGTATTGGTTAAAGGACCAGCATTAAGTATGTCTGGTTATGGCGAACAAACTCGTTTTGCTCTTCGCTCTTTAAGAGAACATGAAGACAAGTTTGATATATTTCTTGTTAATATCCCTTGGGGAAAAACCGGCTGGACAGTTGAAGAATCGGAAGAAACACAATGGATAGGGCAATTAATGGCCAAAACTCACGGATACATTCAACAAAAAGGTCCATTTGATATAAGTATACAAGTAACAATACCAAACGAATTTGAAAAGATTGCACCTGTTAATATTGGATATACTGCTGGTATTGAAACAACAAAAGTCTCTCCACAGTGGATTGATAAAGCAAGATTGATGGATAAAATTATTGTTGTTTCAGAACATTCAAAACAAGTATTTGATTTAACTGAATATAAGTTGAAGAACGAACAAAACGGTCAAATAATTGATTTTAAAAACACAACTCCAGTTGAAGTCGTTCATTTCCCAGTAAAGAAAACAGAAAATAAAGAATTAAATCTTGATTTAAAAACCGATTTTAATTTTCTTTCTGTTGCTCAATGGGGACCAAGGAAAAATGTTGAATTAACGCTCATATCCTTTTTAAAGGAGTTTAAAAACGACTCTGATGTTGGTTTGGTGTTGAAGCTAAATGTTGCTAAGAACTGCGTTGCAGATAGAATGGCTTGCGAGAAGAGAATTGAAGCAGTAAAGAAAAGTGTTCCGGATGTAAAATGTAAAGTTTATCTGCTTCATGGAAATATGAGCGAAGCGGAATTAAATTCTCTTTATACTGATCCAAAGATTAAAGCAATCGTGTCAACAACTCACGGTGAAGGTTTTGGTCTTCCATTGTTTGAAGCAGTTTGCAATGGTCTTCCTGTAATTGCTCCAAAATGGAGTGGTCATGTTGACTTCCTTCTTGCCCCAGTAAAAGAAGACGGCAAAGTGCGAATGAGAAATCATTTTACAACTGTTGATTTTGATTTAGCAAATGTAAGCAAAGAAGCAGTATGGGATGGAGTTATCCAAGCAGATAGTCAATGGTGTTTTGTAAAAGAACATAGTGTTATGGATGCTATGAGAAAAGTTCAAAAGAACCATCCTGCCGCTCTTGCTAATGCAAGAAAACTTAAAGAACATGTGTTAGTGGAATTTGCAGAATCAAAACAGAAACAAAAGTTTGTTGATTTTATTTTCAATAAAACAGATATTACATCACAGTTAGAAGATATATGAAAAAGAAGATAGCTATTTTAACGCAAAATTATTATCCGAAAATAGGAGGAACAGAAACTCTTGCTAAAACAATCTTATCTTCTTTGCAAGAAGAATATGAAGTTGATTTGATAACTTCAAAAGTAGAAGATAGAAATTTATTTGATTTTACTCACAAAGTATTTGAATTTTCTGATAATGATTATTCTGATTTAGATGTGTTTTTTAATGTTAAAAAATATGATTTATGTTTGTTTTTTTCTGATTTGCATAGTGGACAGTTAAATCGTTTTAAAAATATTTGGTGTGAAAAAAAAGTTGTTATTCTAAATTTAGATGAAAATTCTTATTCTTGGAAAGATAACTTTCCAAATGCGCTAAATAATCTAAAAAGTTCTTCTATGGTAATTTCTTTTACAAAAGAAGGAATTGCAAATAAATTTCTTGAAGAAAATAATATAAAAAATATTTATATACCTAATTTTTCTAAAGATTATAAAGCAACAAATATAGAAAAAATTTCATTAAAAATGAATCCACAAAATCCAACGATTGGCTATATGGCTTCTTATGAGAGTAGAAAAAATCAAGTTTATGTTTTACAGAAAATTTCTGAAAATGAAAAATTAAGAAATTTCAATTTTCTTTTCATGGGAGCAACCCCTGATTTAAATTATTTAAAAGAATGTTTAAATATTAAAAATCAAAATAATTTGAAAAACGTTCATCTTATTAAAGGTTCAAACGATCAAGATAAAATAAAAAAATTATTAAACAATATTGATTGTTTGCTTTTGTGTTCTTTAGCAGAAGGATTACCTTTATGTATTTTAGAAGCTATGAGTGCCGGAAAGCCTTGGGTTTCTACTCCTGTTGGTGGAATAAGAGGGGTATTTAAAAATACAAATTCTGGAATCATTTTAACAAATAGATTACCAAGCTCAGATGAGATTTATGAGAGTGTTTCTAAAAGTATTAAAAATTCTAATTCAGAGGTAATTCGCCAAGAATGGAAAAGTAATTTTAATATTGATGATTCAGTTAAAATTTATAAAAATGTTATCAAGGAGTTGTTGCAGTGAAAATTGCTATTATTGGACCAGGGTTAATGAGTATTCCTCCAACTAGCTGGGGAGCAGTTGAAATTCTTATTTGGGATTATTATCAGAATTTAATAAATTTAGGTCATCAAGTAAAGATTTTATTACTGTTATACCTAATAATAAAATTAAAGATATGGAATATGTAAGAGAAAAAATAATATTATGAAAAATTTTATTACATTTATAATACCAAGTGTTGCAAGAGATAGTTTAAATAACTCACTAAATTCATTAATAAAACAAACCAATAGTAATTGGTGTGCTTATATTGGTTTTGACGGATTAAATGAAGAACAAATTAAAATAAAACCACTAGAAGATAATAGAATAAGAACTTTTTATCTTCCAAAAAGTGGGCTATTAAAAAATGTTGACTTTAAAGCAATTCATAGTAAAGCAGGAAATGTTAGAAATCAATTATTAGAAAAAGATATTGAATCAGAATGGATAGGTTTTTTAGATGATGATGATACTTTAGCGTCTGATTATGTTGAAGGTCTTAAATTAGAATCTAGTAAAAATAATTTTGATTTGTGTATATTTAGAATGGTCTTAAAAGATGGAACAATAATTCCAAGATATGGAAGTAATTCTTTGTATATTGGAAATGTTGGCATATCTTTTGCAATAAAAACTTCTTTTTTGAAAGAAAACAAATTATCATTTAATTCTAGTCAGTCTGAAGATTTTGAATTTATAAAAAAAGCCTCTGATAATAAGGCAAAAATTTATATTTCAGATTTTATAACTTATAAAGTAAATCATTAGTTTGGAGAGAATATGAAAGATATTTTAGTAATGGTTCCACATCATAGTGCTGGTGGAAGAAGAAATCAAACCTTAGAAGCTCTTTATAATTCATGGAAAGAGACTACTTCTGGAAAATCTGATTTTCTAATAGGCATGGATAAAGAAGATTTGATTCATGGTGAAATTAATTTTGAAAATACCATAATTGATATTAATGAAGTTAGATTAAATGTGATACAAAAAATTAATTATTTAACATCAAAATATTTAGAAAATTATAAATATGTTTATTTTGTTGGAAACGATTGTGTTTTTATGACTAAAGATTGGGAAAATATCTTTCTTCAAGAAGCAGAAAAAAATAAATATTGTGTGTATTATGGAGACGATGGACTTCAACATGAAAGACTTTGCACTCATGCTTTCATGAGTTCAAATATAATTAAAGATTTAGGGTTTATGGGTCCGGAATGTTTAAAGCACATGTATGTAGATAATTTTTGGATGGTTTTAGGAAAATATTTAAAATGTTTAAAGTATTTTCCAAATATAAATTTGGAACACAATCATCCAGATGCAAGAAAAAGTGTAACTGATTCATTGTATCAACATGCTTCAAAGTTCTTTTATGAAGATCAAAAAAGTTTCATAAATTATATGAATACACAATTTTTAAAAGATATGGAAAAGATTAAATGAAATACGAAATGATTGTAGCGAGATACAAAGAAGATATTAGCTGGTTGTCTAATTTAAATATAAAAAATTTAACAACAACAATATATAATAAATATTATAATGAATGTAATATATTAAGTAATGAAACCGGTAGAGAATCACATACATATTTTTATCATATATGTAAAAATTACGAAAATTTGTCAGATTTTAATATATTTAAAAAAGCCAATCCATTTGATCATTCGCCAAATTTTATTGAAGAAATAAAAAATATTGTTATAAATAATTTGCAGCCAGATTTTATGCCTCTTACAGTTTACGGTGGAAAAAAAAGTACATTTTGTGACTTATATGGAAATCCACATCATCCCTCTCTTAATCTACAAATCGGAATGAAGATTATTTTTCCAGATTCAAAAATAAGTCAATTTGAGTTTTATCCTGGTGCTATATTTATTGTTTCTAAAAATAATATTTTAAATAGGCCAAAGAGTTTTTACGAAGAGTGTCTTAAATTATCAAAAGATCAAAGCTGGGTAGATTCTCATGGTAAATATTGTTGTGGATATTTTTTTGAAAGAACATGGAAATATATATTTCAGGAACAAATATGATAAAC